TACAATATGCCTCCTTTCACGCTACACTTTACAATTTTTATCAGTTTTTGTACACAAACTGTAAGTGGAATTATCAAACTCAACCATAGGTTGGGAGAGGTATTATATTTGATAAATGCCGTTTTCTTCAACAACACCATTTTACCACACGCGCACACACAATTCCATTAAAACCGTTTACTTCGCTTTAACCGATACTTCCCATACCACACATTCTGTGCTGAAAGCTCTACTTAACCATTATGTATCAACGGCTGCTTCTTCAACATCGCCTTCTGCGTCTTCCACACCTGTTCCATAATCGCCTTCACTTCTGCCATATACCACCTGTATATCACTTGTGTACCACGTGTATATAACGACCTCAAAATAACGTAAATTATCTTCTATTTTTGAATATTCTGACAATTCGCATGTCTATCAATACATAAAAGAAAAGCCCCGGAAATTCAGCATTTCCAGGACTTCTCCATATAATTTTTATCTTAGAATTCAGCTATTAAACGATTCCCTGTGCGGTCATAGCAGTAGCACAAGGTCTCAGTGTTTATGCGGTTTTTGCTTTCATTTGTATATTACTGGCATATTACCAACGAAGTCCTTTTCGATTTTATACCATCTTACATCGCTTTAGGCTTTCTGTAAATATGCAGATGAACAGAATCCGGTTTTGTCTCCGTATACCACATAATACCAACGTGTTCCGTTGTAGGTTGTGTAGTAACCATAACACTGTACCGATGATCCGGCTGGCATTAAAGTGATTGCAGTTTTACCGGTGCCGGCTCCAACTCTCAGGTACAGATTGCTAGTCGTTTTGTATTTTCCGGCGATTGCTGCATCTTTACTTCTTGCACTCTCAGCCCTTGCTGTACTGCCAGACACTGCCGGTTTGGATGTTGATGTACTTCCGCTTGGGGCGGATCCGCCTACGGAAACAACGATAACAGTATGCCCTTTGCTCTTTGTAACCAGAATGTCTCCTGATTTAAGGACGGTTGCAGATGTAACGGAAACTTTTTTAGCAAACAGGCCTGATTTTTCTAATACTGACGGCTCCGTTGCGGTGCTAAAAGCTCCCACGTCAATGCCGGTTGCCTCATAGATACAACCTCTTACGAGGTCGCTGCAATCTGTTTCTGTCTTTTCTCCGATTGCTTTCATGTTGCCGTACTTTTTAAGCATTGCCATAATGGATCTGTGTGCCTGACAGTAGCCGATATTGTTGTTCATGCAGGCATCCCACATTGCTTTAGCAACTTTCTTTGCGTGTTCGTCACTCAGGAAGCGGAGCATATACCATCCTTTGGTATGAACATAATAATTCTGTGTGCTTACCTCTACGCCATCCTGATCTCCCGGCTTGCCTCCGGCATACTTTCCGTTCTCATCTCTTCTTGCACTTCCGATAATTACTTTCATTGTCTTTTCCTCCTTTTTCACTGCAAACTGGTTATAATATTCCTTGGCATAAGATCCCCTGGTCGCCTTTGCCTTTTGCCCCTGGTCTCTCGGCTTCTCATATCCGGTCAGGATAATATCTGATGCTTCCTGTGCGGATTTTGCGGATTTGAGCTTTGAAAGAACCCCTTTGTACGATCCGGTCAATTCCTCCCACAGAAATTCCAACTGCATCTCTTCATCTCCGATGGACTTCTTTTTCTTCTTGGCAAAATTGAGAAGATTCTGTTTTCTGCTCCAATAGGTCCACTGTGCGTACCCATATCCGTAGGAATCCCGGACAAAGTTCCCATAAATGCCGTTATCTACCGCGGCGGTATATGTTTCATCTGTATATCCGCTCTTTTTCTCGCAACTGTTCTGCAGATTGCGAGGATTGAATCCGCTCTCGGCTCTTATGCTTGCCATGACACCACTTACGGCGTAATGACTTAACCCTTTATCGCAAAAGAAGTTCCATGCCCTCTCCTGCGCTGTCGTACCTTTCAATGCCATGATCCGTGCCTCCTTAAAAAGAAAGAGCCGGGTGTGTTAATTCACATCCGGCTCATGGCTCTGAATAATATTCTCTTACTGGTTTCCAATCTGTTTGATCTGCTTGATTGCCTGAATAACTTTGTCATATCCGTTCGTGGCAACTAAAAAACTAAGATACGCAAGGGCAATGAGTTCAACGCCAATCTTTGCGTTAAGCATCGTTTCTGTGTAAATCAGATACCCGGCGGACAGTGCCACGGAGATAACGACTGCGGTAACTGCTGCCATCACGTTCGATGAATAGTCAACAGATTTCTTATCCAGAAGTTTCTTGATTCCCTCAACGGTAAGGTTTGTGAGTAATGATACTGCGAACAGTGCTACAATTAAAAATTCCATTGTCATAATATGACCTCCTATCCTACTGCCTCATCATCAGAGGCTTTGTGTGTGGTTCCGTCTTTGCTTATGACGGTGCTGTTGATTGGTACTGAAAAACTGAGTTTGTTCTTTTCAAAGATGTTCATAATCGTATTTGTTCCAAGGTAAACCACCAATGGAGCTACGATTTCTTTGACGATTGTGCTTGATACATCCACCACCGGGTCCATGCCTATCCATGAGAGAACATAGGAACACGATGTAAGGATCATCCCATGAGCCAATACCGCAGTAGTGGCTACCTTTGCATAGGTGTTCAGGCTTACTTTCTTTTTCTTCTCTTTTCTCCGCCTACGCTCTCTTTTCTGCAGGATGTAAAATGTCACGCAAGCTGCAATGTAACCGAGAGCGAAACCTATAAGAATTTTAAGTATCATCTTCTACACCCTCTTTCTTCTTTTGTGGTTCTGTCGGTAGTCCTTTCAGATCTTCGATTAAGTCTGTCGCAACATCGTTTCCGCCAAGTATGTGATAAGGTTCATACATCCTTGTGGCGTTCTCTCGTGCGTATATGGGGCAGTAACCCCTCTCAGACCACTTATTGTATGTCTGAACGATACCATTTCTTAAAAGAGCTTCTACGCCCTTGTCAATGGCTTTGTTTTTTAAGTGCTGATTGTACATCAGCTTCGCCATCACGCCCATTCCGCTGATTATCAATCCAAAAAGAAACTCGATCCAATATTTCACGATAAAATCTATCATTCTTCACGCTCCCGTCTGTATGATCTCAAATCATACTCAATTAAATCCATCTTCTGATCCACGTCGTTTTTCATATCATCGAGTTCCTTATGCAGTTCATCCGATATTCTGCACTGCTCAATGATTTCTTCCTGCTTTTTAATTATTTCAAGCAGTTGTGTGGTTGCCTCACACAGCCTATCTACAATGACATAACTTCCATCACGCATGACTTTCCTTTAACTCCTTTGCTTCACAGGTGATCTTCTGCACCAGATTATAGGTGTCGGCGTGTTTTATCGAACCAATTCTACTTGTAAACGATTTGTCGAAAAATTCTTCCGTGATAGTTCCATCTTTGAAATTCTTCATAAGGCGTTTCAGTCTACGCATAGCATCCTTTCTGATTTTCTTCGTAGAGTTCCAATGCCTATATCCAACAAAATCCACTCCGTTCTTTGCATAAACAATGGTTGTTTTTGGATTTAATTGTAATTTAAGAACATCCGCAAGGAATATTTCTATCTGTTTCTCCCACCGTTTCAACTGTTCAAGATCCTCTGATATAATCACAAAATCATCCATATATCTCATGTAGTGTTCTGCATGAAGTGTATGTTTTACGAACATATCCAATCGGTGTAAATACACGTTGGCAAATAGTTGGCTCGTAAGATTTCCAACCGGTATGCCGACACCGTCCGGGAATATCCCATTATGGTCTATTATCCGGTCAAGGATTACGAGTAAGTCCTTGTCTTTAATGTAGGTTCTAATTTCTCTTTTCAGAACCTTGTGGTCTATGCTCTGGAAGTAATGGTGTATGTCGGCTTTCAGTACATAGACTGATTTACCTTGCACAACTTCCAGATTATATAACCACCTTGTCAACTGCTTGCTGGCTCTGTGAGCACCTTTCCCTTTTCTGCAAGCATAGGAATGGTAGATGAACTGATGCTCAAATATCGGCTCTATGTAATTGACAATCATATGTTGGATAACCCTATCGTAAAATGGCAAAGCCATGATTATACGCTCTTTGGGTTCCCAAACTTTGAATACCTTGTACTTTCCAGGAGTATATGTCAAACTTTCCAATTCCCGAATGGCTTTGCCGAGATATTCCTCTCTGTTTGCTTCAAACTCCAAAACCTCCGGTCTGTACCTTTTGCACCGCCTCGCTTTTTGGTATGCGTTTAATGCGTTCTTCATGGTACAGATGTTTTTCATAAGACCTGTTATTCTCTTCATAAATAATGCTTACGCCACACTTCCTTCGCTTTCGCTACTATTTGGCTTCGCTGTTTTAAGTTCGCCCGGTTTGCACGGGACGGGATAGCCGTCTGACTATTCAATAAATGATTATCAAATAATCCTTGTTGGCAAGCCATAGCTCCACCAATCTGACAGTTTTCAAAATAGTCACAGACGCACCACACGCCAATGTTCGTGTTCACGTTCCACGGATAATTGTTGCAATTCACAGTCCGCGAACCATCGTGAACCCCGTTGTTCCAGTTGCCACCGCCAATGAGCGCGTGCAAGTCACGGAGCGACAGTGCGAATTAACAGCTACCCCAAGATAGTTGCTTATTTTGATTTCTTTTCCTTTTGTGCCTTGTTTATTAACCCTCCGATATACGCACCGAGAATACCGATCTGTGTTGCACAATATTTGTATACTCTGTCGTTCATTGCAGAATATTTGAGATCATGTGCCAATCGGATTTTCCGTACCAATCTTCCTTTCAACCTGTCGGCTGTGTAAAGATGGCTGATTGTCTTTGATCTCTCGTATGCTTCTATCTCATCCATGATTCCGTCTATACATTCTCGTATATCCTTTTGGAGAGTGAATTTCTCATAATGTGGCATTTCTCTCACTTTCTTATGGAGATATACCGATAGGTCGTAGGCCATCTGGTGTGCCTCTGTATGAACGTAGTCCATTTTCAGAGTGGAGGGATTTTCATATTTGCTTTCGTATGCCATTACACCCAACCTTTCAACTGCAAGGGACTCGGCTTTCGCCGGTCCCCATCAGCTTACAGCGAGTCACAGACGCACCACACGCCAATGCCCGTGTTCACGTTCCACGGATAATTGTTGCAACCCACAGTCCGCGAACCATCGTGAACCCCGTTGTCCCAGTTGCCACCGCCAATGAGCGCGTGCAAGCCAGTGTTGTTGGCCATGTACAGCTGACCAACTTTCTGTCCGCTCATAACGTCATACCAGTTCCATGCTGATCCGGTAGGGTCGTGAATGAACTCATCAAGCCACTTCCATACGTTTCCAACAAGGTCGCGAACATTCGTTGCGGAAACTGCGTTCTTTACATTTCCGCAGGCGGTTCTTGCCGTATTGGAAGTTGCGGACCATGCGTATGTGTTGTTACCATCTTCGCCCTGTGGAGAACCGTATGCGCCTTTGCAGAACTCAGCGTAGGTTGGAAGTCTCTTGCCTACTCTCATAGCTCTTTCATTGGCGATATACCAGTTTAATCCCTCTGTTCCAGTAATCGGCACAACACCCTTTTTGCTCTGCAAACCACTGGCACCATTGTCGGATGAAAGATATATGTCTCCCCAGAACGGTCCGATATAAACCATTCCGGTAGGATCACAGGTAGGTCTATGGAGAAGAGTCCATACAGAGTTAGGAACGATCCCCTCTGTTACGTTTGTTTCCCATCCACTTCCTAATGCAGCACCTGATGCGCTGATCGGAATACCAGAACTATTTGTTTTTCTGACAACACCGTAATGGAAGCCACCGATTTTTCTTGATGTAACTGCCGTATAACCGTTTGGATATGTCGTATTAAGGGAAATACGATACTGTTCTGCGGCAAAGTTCGTGGCATCTCCACCGGTAGGATCACAGATATAAATGCAATAGTCCTTTCCCACCTCAAACTTAGTTGCTGTTCCGTCCAAGTTGCTCGCTGTAAGAGTGGTTTTTTCTGTCTTAAAAACAGAATTGCCTACCGCAATCAAAACTCCTGCGATAACAGTAAGGGAACCGTTCTCCATGCGAATAAACTTCTTATCAGATGCAACGACATCGGACATAAGCGCAAGTTTCGGGGTGGTTATCTTCGCAATGTCATTTTCCATTGCTTCATCATAACCGTAGAATTTACTCATTAGCCAATTCCTCCTTAATCTGATTCAGTTCTTCGGCCGTCATGCCGAGACTGTCGTAAATGGTGTATGGTGCGGTAACTGCGATTTCTGTTGCATCCACAGATACCATAGCGGATGTGGAAATAACGGTCGTTTCCAACTGTTTCTCTCCTGTAATCTCATCCGGTTCGCCCTCTTCATGTGTTACGTTTGTGATTGTTACCGTCTTATTTCCGACAATCGCCTTTGTATTTGCTTTTGCCTCAGCACAATAGTGAATGGTAACAGTTTTCTTATCCTCTCCTACCGCAAGAACCGGGCAATGAAGATAATTCATGTTTTCAAGATCTTCGATGGCTTCCAACAGGTCTTTTGCTGCAAATGCGCCATCATCCACCAAGGATTTACAATTTCTAATGTCCTCGGCGGTTGCAAGTCTCTTAGGGAAATCTCTCATTTTGTCTACCTCCGTTATTTATTTACATAGGCTCCTACAAAACCATCGACAAACGCCAATCCGTTGCCGTCCATGATTCTGAAAGTCTTATGTGTCATAAGATCCGCATTGCTGATAGAAAATGTTTTCGGGGCAACTATATAGTTGTCATTCGCAATGCTTATTGTGTACTCTCCTGCCTCTGTGAGATACAAAGGCTGAGTATAATCTGTAACAGTATATTTGTTACCGGATGTTACATTTTGTACAGTTATTGCAGCAGCAGTTCCAACGGTATCGTTGAAATGTATCTTCACTGCAAGGTTTCTGATGTGGGTTTCCACATCGTTGATTTCATTCTGCAATTTTCCGGCTGCATCCGCTGACAACTGATCTTTAATCATTGAAAACCATTGATTAAACAATATTTCCTGATTGTTCTCAAACGTTGTCATTTCAGATGTGTAGTCTTTCTTTAACTGCACAACATCCGCATTTGCCGTTGCCTGCAAATTGTCGAGAAAGATATTGAATGAGTCGAGATCCAGATTTGCTCTCTTGTCAAACTCAACTTTCTGGTTCTCAAAAAACTCTGTGAATACCTCATACAAATCTGTTCCGTTTTCCAATGCTGCCATGATTGCGTTGACGGCTGTATTGATGCGGTTGGCATCATACGCACCGAAAAACGATTCATCGTACACCGTGTACTGGGTCACATCTTTTACGGAATAACTGCCGTCCCCATTATCAATAGGTATGAACTTCCGCAGACCGGACCATACGGCATCCTTGTAGTCTGTCTTTAATCGTTCCCACGCCACTTAGAACGCCTCCCTCCTTATGCCAAAGTTAAAGGTAAGCATCTGCCGACCTCTGTATTGGTTTAATAACTGATTGAATAAATCCAAAATTAGGCTTTCAATGCGGTTGAGTTCGTTGAAATCAAAAATCTTTCCATTCGCTGTGTATAAGGGGTTCTCCCCTATGTCCGGCTTAAATGTGTTTTCAGCTATGAGCTTAATGTTTTCTTCCAACTGATTTATCTCATCCGCATAAAAATACTGGTCTTTGCTCCTATCGTCTCCCAGATCATTTATGGAAAACTCCTGGTACATTGCCACGGCTATCTCTCTGAGATATGCGAGGTTGTTCTTTATCCGGTTGAAATCCTCCGTGTTAAACCGGTCTCCGTGATAAATCCCATCATCGTCTGTGTAACCGTACCAATCTGTTTTTGGAGTGGTCCAGGAACCAGAGATAGAAATAACCATTGTTTCCGTTGTACTATTCCCGGCAGAATCCGTTGCCGTCAATACGGCTACATGATCCTTTTCCGAACCATCTATGCTTGCGGAGGCTTTATATACGGTTCCGATAGAGTGCTGAAAATTCAGTTCTTTATCGTCAAGTGTTCCTGTGACATTTGCTATATCAGCCATTATTCATCGCCTCCTATCCTTTGGTGTAATTGCCAACGTATGCCAGTGGCAATTTATCAGGAATTTCCTTGTCTGATATATTGACATAGGAGCCAACATAATTGCCGACAAATGCAACGCCTTTCAGTTCCTCAATGGAAACTGAGATTGTGTATTTCCCCTTTGCCTGCACGGGGTTTGGACTTATCGTAACGTCCCTTACCAATATGTTAGCTGCCATGCCGCACCGCCTAATCTGTTACCGAAACAGAAATTACATAGGTTGCTCCGACATCCGCCGGGTTCGGTGCCAATGAAACATCTGAGATAACCGGTGCTTTTGTATCGAGGGTTACTGTTCTTGTGACGGTCGTGGTTCTTCCGGCTCCGTCCTTTGCTACAACGGTAATGGTGTTTGAGCCATCTTTCAGGGTTATATCCTTTGAGAAAGTACCATCGTCATATACAGTTACTGCACTGCCGTTGATTGTCAGTGTAACCGGACTCGATGTTGCATCGTTGGTAGTTCCGGCTACCGTTACTTTGGTTTTATTCGTGACAAGTTTGTTTACCGGACTTGTAACTGATAACTCAGGCGGTACAGTATCGATCTTGAATGAAACACTCTTTTGAGTAGCTGCATTGCCGTCATAGTCGGATGCTTTTACAACAACGGTGTGTGAACCGTCTGAAAGTGCTGTGGACGGTTTATAACTGCATGAATAACCGGACGTTGTCTTTGTCTTTGTGATTCCAGATATTTCAGAACCATCAATAAGCAGTTTGATTGTATCTGGATTGACACCAGAATCATCATCTGTGACTGTGAATGAAATTGTCGGCTGATTGCTCGTAAGTAACTGTGATGCTGTCGGAGAAGAGATTGTGATAACCGGTGCGGTTTTCTCTTTTACCGTAAGCCTCAGCTTACTTCCGAGTGTGGCATCCGACTGGTTTACGGTAGTCGTGTTGCCGGCCTCATCCTTGGCGATGATCTGTACTCCGTAATAATGTCCTGACTGATTGTATGAGGACTTTGCCGGAGCGGTAAGCGTAGCCTTGTAAGTCTTTGATGCGCTGTCGTATGTGAGTGTGGTAGTCACACCGTTTACGATAGCCTGTACGGATTTAATAGCCATTCATTTTCCTCTTCCTTTCTGTTCTTATTTTTCTGATACCCTACGGGCAATTACCTTTCCAGATAAACTCTGTGAGAAATTAACAATGTGGCGATAGATATTGACCTTTAATCCAGGGCGATATGCGTTCTCCTGATAAACAATGTCGTTCGCATCAATCTCTGGATTTCCACGGGTATTGTATTCGTACTCAATACCGGCGTTGTAATAATCCCCAAGCCAGTCTGCCAAGTGGTTTGCCGTTTCCATATCGCTTACCAGAGGATTTTTCCATGTTATGGTCTTTCCTCTGCTATTGAGCGTTTTTACGGCATACTGCTCAACAATGTTGTATCTGTGTCCTATAATTTCAAACTGGTACTTGCCAGTAATCAGAAACTTAACTGTCACATAATAATCTCCGTTTTCTATGATGCTGACGTTTGATGCCGAGGAATTGAACGTAGCTCTGCATCCATAAGTCGGATCTCCGAGATAATACGTCTGAATATCTCCCTTTACTGCCTCCGTCTCTTCACTAATAAGAGTTTCTTCCGCAGTTCCTTTCTGGTAGGAATAGCATGGCACTCTGACTGCCTTGACAAGCTCCTGCTTGATTGATTTTGGAGAAGAGGTCATATCCTGCCTTTCCATTGTAAAATCCGTTATATCGCCAAATGAGAAGTAATCAACGACTATGCGGTTGAATGGTTCTTTTGTCTTTGTAAACTCAATCTCCATCAAATCAAAATCATCAAAATCGTGCTGCACTATCAGCCTCTTTGTAATGTCCGAATTTACCTCATACTCATCCACCTTTTTGCCGTCATTGAAAGTCCTGAATATAATTCCGTCAGGCAGTGTAGAGCCAAACATTAACTGCAAACCATAGTACATACAGGCGGTTTCCTGAGTTATGTAGATAATCGGATTTTCTTCAAATAGGCAATCCTTATTGGACTGCTGTAATGAAATATATCCGGTATACTTATCTGCCTTACTCTGGTTCTCCGGGAGATAATACATTTCTGCATTTACAGTGGTGTAGTTGTGTGCAAATGAAGCGTACTCCTGTTTTGCAGTCTCACTCTTTATATTCCGAGCATGGGAATACTCTGTCTCTCCGTTGCACGTTATGTCGTACTCCGGTGCGAATGAGGATTTAATTTGTGGTCTGCCGTACCGGTTCTGTGAAAGAACACATCTGCAGGCATTAGCGATAATCTGCAAAGCCTCTTTGTGCTTAACCCTCGGTATGGGGTTTTTTGTGGTTGACTTTTTGAGGTACGGATCAATGTAGTATTCCTCAATTCCGGCATCCTGAAAGACCAATTCTGCTGCATGGTAATATGTGATTCCTGCCGGAGCATAGCGGCCTTTGTAATATTCCTCGTCCATGTTTCTGAAAAGATCCTGACACCTTATCGTTGCCGAGTAATCATCGCTTTCCCATGCACTACACTGTAACTTTGCCCCTCTTATCCATTCGATAGTGTCTGAGTTCGGCAACTGATAACCGTACCAGATATACATCTCCTGCCCTGTCTCCAAGAAGTTGATTGCTGAGTTTGGGTTGTCTACATTGAAATACTGATCGTAATTCTGTAACTTAACCATGAAATCTATCTGTGGAACATCCTCGCAAATTGGGGATATGTAGCTATCTAATTTAGAATCCATAATATCGTCATTGTAATAAACAAGACCGTAGCCTAACTGAATTGAATAAATCCTCAGTCTGGAATATGGATTTTTCATCTTGTAGAAGATGAATTTTATATATGTGGTATTCTCTAACACCTGTTCTGTACTGAACTCTGACTGATTGTTGTCAGCAATCTCTATTCTCTGTCCGCTACTCGTGAGTATGTCGAACCTGGTAGGATAAACCTCTCCAAAATTGATAGTCAGTCCTTTAATGTCTGTTGCTACAACATTCAGTTCGATAAGCAGCTCATATCCGCTTGATGGAATCAGAGGTTTACTTATCAAACCGGTGTCGTAGTAATTCCCGGAAGTATTCTCCCTTGGGAGAAAATACATAGAGCCGTCTACCTTTGTGAAGTCCTGCTCCAATGTGGCATATACGGTTGTCTCTTTTCGCTGACCGAACAACCCGGTCTGCTTTGAATAGTAGGCAAAGTTGTTACCTATGACGGTTGCATTGGCCTGTGCTTCCTGATTTACCAGACCGAATGAAATCATCATATATGACCGCTCTCTAAGAGAGCTTTTCATGCTTTCCTTGTATTCATTTGATACTTTCTGCATACAATCACTCTCCGCAATCAATAAGGTTTACTTTGCAACTCTGATAGGTAATTGGATTTCCGTCTGAATCTATCCAGTACGGTTCCGCCGTTCTATCTCCGGGGTACATCTTTATTGTTATTTTTTTCATAGTGACCGGATCTGGGAAAGTGACATATACGAAAAACGCACTCAGCACCGTAAGCATCCGGCTCCACTCTGCTGCCGTCAGCCACGGCCATTCCAGAGTGTCGAGTTTGTACTGATCTCGCCCAACTCTCTGCCCTACGACCGTGCCGTTGGCATTTCTTCCGGCATCCACCATTGTAGATACAGTTGGCTTTGCCCCACGTTTAGGAGGGGGAAAGTCATAACCATTTACTGATATATAAGCCATTCCATATCCCTCCTTTACGCTCCTTGGAAGCTGTAACCGTTGGCATTGCGCTGTGTGGTTACTGCATCCGTAACTGTCTTTCCACCGATTTCAACAATCGTCTGTTCTTTCTTATCAGCCTGTGTCTTGGTGTTCTTGGAAATCTCACTCACAGCGGTTGTTATTCCAAGATCGTCCAGAGCCTCTTTGATAGCTTCTTTCAGACCGCCGCCGGAATTAAGCGTTGCCTGCACGGTTCCGTTTGTAGATACCTCCCTTGTCACACGCTGCACGATTGCTTCATTCGTGAAATCACTTCCATAATTGTTGCTGTATTCTTTCAATGCACTGTCATTGATTTTCAGACGTGTTCCGAGGTTCACGTCCATATCAGCGAATGAATCTACCCAGGAAGTGACAATTCCTTTTGTTTTCTCTCCCTCTTTCTCTACGCCGATGTTATATCCCTCTACGGAATATGCACCTAATCGTTTGAATACTCTGGACGGAGAGTTAATATCCAGCTTGTCTTTGAACCATGAGATAATACTGCTGCCCCACGATTCAATGTTGTTCTTACAGGTAGAGTACAGATTTCCTATACCGTTCTTAAAACCATCTACCACATTTTTTGCAATGTCATACCACTTGTCATAAGAACAGGTATTTGTGAACCACGTTTTTACATTAGAAGCCCATGTTGTAATGTTGCTCTTACAAGTCGTATAACTGTTTCCGATTTTCGTTTTGAAGCCGGAAATAATATTCTCTGCATAGGTACTCCACTTAGAACTATTGATGCCTCCAAAACCACTATCAGAGAACCACGTTTTGAGGTTTGAAGCCCATGTTGTGATATTGCTTTTCGTATCTGTGTACGACAGTCCTATTTTGTTTCTGAAACCAGTTATGATATTTCCTGCATAAGTGGTCCATGTGGCATTGTTGATATTTCCGAATGAAGATCCAGAAAACCAATCTTTCAGGCTACTCGCCCAAGTAGTAATGTTGTTCTTTGTGGTGGTATAGGTGTTTCCAACCTTTTCCCGGAAGCCGGAAATGATATTGTTTGCGTAGGTCTGCCAAGTATTGCTATTGATGTTTCCAAAGCCGCTGCTCGTATACCATTCCTTAACTTTGCTCGCCCAGGTTGTGATGTTATCTTTTGTAGTGGTGTATGCGTTACCCACCTTTGTTTTGAAACCAGTGATAATATCATTTGCGTAGGTGGTCCATGTACCGTTGTTCACTCCGCCGAATGAAGAACTATTAAACCACTCCTTTGCCTTTGAGGCCCATGTGGTAATATTGTCCTTGGTCTGTGTATAGGCATTTCCCACTTTCGTCTTGAAACCGGAGATAATGTCATTTGCATATCCGGTCCATGTTTCCATGTTGACCCCACCAAATGATGAATTGTTGAACCACTCTTTGGCCTTAGCAGCCCAAGTCGTGATGCTGTCTTTCGTGGTGGTATAAGCATTGCCTATCTTGTCCTTAAAGCCGGTTATGATGTTCTGACCGTGGGTTTCCCAAGTCTCTTTGCAAATCTTTCCAAAACTCGTACCCGAGAACCAGTCATTGACCTTTCCGGCCCACTCCGTAACTTTTGCTTGGCAGTCTGAGAATTTCTTTCCGATGCCTCCATTGAAAGCAGTGACAAGATTGCTTCCAAGTGTGCTGAATACGGTTGAATCGGATGAACCACCTATGCCAAATATTCCTTTGACAACATCTGTCACATTTCCGAAACAACTCAACGCTGTCTGCAATGGTGCCGGCAAAAGGGATTTAGATATTCCACCAAGCAAGCCACTGACTATTTTCTCTCCGACAGTATTTATTTCTCCATCATCAGATCCAATTCCAAACTTCTTAGATATTCCCTCTACAATGCTTGTTTTCAACTGGTTCCAAATGGCGGTCCATGATACCCATTTGAACAAATTCTTGAACGTCCACTTGGCTGCAAATACCTTAAAGACTGTTTTGAGGATTGTGTCCCAGTCAATCTCGGACATTGCCGTTCCTACGCCCTTTAGAAGTTCGTACCAATCTACCTCGTCTATCAAAGTGTTAATCAGTGTGCATACACCAGATATAAGGGAATTGATTGTGCCTCCGGCTTCTTTCCAGTCGATAGTCTTAACTGCCTTGTTTATCGCACTCGCAAAGTCACTTCCGATTTTCTTGAAATCTATCTTTGCAAGGAATTTTCCAAGACCGCTGAAAAGTGTCTTGATGCTGTTGCCAAGCGTTGTGCCTACGAGATTCCAGTCGATCTTCGTAATTGCGGTATTTATATTTGTTCCAAGTCCCTCACAGAAAGTATCGAAACCATCTTTGATGGTATTCCAATCGAGTTTTTTCAGTGCTGTGTTGACACCGTTTGCAAAGTTCGTAGCAATATCTTTCCATGGGAAAGTCTTTGAGAAATTCAGTACGGCAGTAAATACACCATTTACAAAACCGGCGAATGTTTCTCCAATGCCAACATAATCAATTCCGGCTATTGCATTGCCAAGCAAATTGCCGATTGCGGTTCCGAGTGAAGCCCAATCCAATTCGGTAACGAATGTCTTTGCAAATAGAATCGCTGAGTTTATTGCATTGGAAATTGCTGTTCCAATTTTCTTCCAGAGATCTTCTGTCTGCAGGGCAGCGTTGATTGCATCTACGATACCCTGCGCAAGTCCCTTTGCGGTTTTATTTATCAGAGTCCAGTCAAGAGTATCTAATGCACCAATGATAAGATCTGCTATTGCCGTTCCGAGACTGCTCCAATGGAAGTTTTCTACAAATGAATCAACGAACTCAAATGCAGAGTTAATAGCTTGCGCTATTGTCACGCCTATTGATGTGAACAATCCAGGAGTTTCAAGGAAACCATTCAGGAATGTCGCAATGCACTTCGCAATCTTTCTCAGAGATGCTTTGATGCCGTCCCACTGAATGTTATCGAGGGCTTCTTTCAGTTTCTCCCCGAACATTCTTCCTACATCGTAGAAATCAGCTTCATCCCAAGCATCCTTAATCATCTGTGCAAGATTTTTGTACTTATCCGCAATCTCGTCTGTTTCATAACCGCTTCCATCGGCTCCGCTGTTGCTTCCACTGCCGCTTTTATCATCACTTAGGATGTTAAGCTCATCTATGCCGGTGGTAAGGTTCTTTGCCGCCTTTGCAGCACCATTTAAGGAATCTGTATAATCTTTATTCTGTTTTATTGCCTTGGTATAGAACTTCTTGCCGGTGAGTGCTGAGAAGAACTGTGCCAATGCGTTTGTTGCTGCAACGAGCTTCTGAATCAGATAATCCAGAATCGGAGTAACTACATTCAGTATTGGCTCAAATGCAGTTGTCAGTGATGCTCCAAGCTGTCGCAAATCGTTGTAGAGCAGATTTACGTTTTTGTGAAACTCTGTTCCGGCTCTTTTTGAATAAATAACAAGGTTATCGAATCCTGTTTTTACGAGTTCAAATAGGTGTGTAAACATTGAACGTAATAACATGAACGTTCCAAGTCGGATGATTGAACCGAGTTTCTTTGCAAATGCACCAGATTGTTTTTCTGAAAATCCAAGGCTTTCTCTCACTCTCTTTTTGAGTTCCTTGAATTTGTTTATAATTGCAGCAATCCCAGAACGGATTTTGTTCACTACCGTTTTCACGGCAGAAATGATTTTTTGTGTCTCGTTCTTTACAGCATTTGCCACTTGCCTTACCGCATTGATGATTGCAGTAAGGATTGTCAGGATAATACCAATAATCGGTATCGCCGCCTGAACGGCTTCAAGACCTACCGCCATAGACTGGAATCCGGCATTTGCCGCCATGCCCCCGGTTTCAATGGCCGGAAGAATTGATGCAATTCCACTTAATATAGAAGAAAAGGTTCCAAGCCCACATTTCTGTGCTGCATCCCCTATGGACTTAATGGACTTTGCCACATCCTCCATATTCTTAGGAGACTGTGAAACCGTTTCCTTGAACTGCTTAAACTGTTCCTGTGCCTGTCTGAGACCATTCACAGCTTCCTCATACTGACCGGTATCAAACCGTATCTTTCCACTCTCCATACCGCTGACAGTGGCTTTGTACTTATTGATCTGGTCTATGAGTTCCTGAATACGTCTATTAGCCGGATTTGTGTTTGCCTGATTGAGACTTTCGTTTAAGTTTGTCTGTCCGGCTGCTGCACTTTGTCCGGCAGTTCCGAGGTTGCTTTCCTCTTGTGCCAACTGACTTGCCGCTGATGCGGCACCGTTCATTGCTGCCTGTGCCTCTTCTGATGCAGTCGCAACGCTTTCTGTGGCTGCCGTTGCTTGCTGACCGTTCTCCAAAGGCTGTACACGTCTCTGTGCCCCCTCAGAATCAATTCTGATGCTGACGCGATTATTCGATCCGAGGTTTCCAAGTGCTGTGCTGACTTCCTTTACAGTAGCCGCAACCTCTTTTAATTTCGCCGTATCAACTCCTGACAGAGACTTAATGGATGATGCAATGCTTCTCATACCACTTCCGGCATTTTTAAGATCATCTCCAACGCCGGAGAAACCACGCATTACATCAAGAATCTGTTTTAACTTTTCTGTATCTAATCCCTCAGTGATTTTCTTCATTGAGGCAAGAGCTTTTGTTACTTTATCAATACCACCGTCTGCCTTATCAGTGGTGGCTTCTATTTCCAATAAAATGCTATCTACTCTGTTATCAGGCATTTTGCCACCTCACTTCGTAAAACCCTGTCCGTGGGTGGTATTGTTTGTCCGTAAAATAAGAAAACATGGGGAACTGCGCCGGACTTGCGCTGTTTCGGTTCGTCAACCTATCCCCATGTAATCAGCTACTTTTCTCTTCGCTGTCTCAATCGCTTATTATGTTCTGCGGCAAAGGCAGCGAATCTGTCTGCATCCGTCATTTTTGCTCCCGGCGGTGCGTCCTCTGTGCTGTTCATGCTTCTTGGTTGGCTTGGGTATGCCGGAGCATTTCTGCCAAGGAAGATTGCCATGGCATCTACGACATACGAACCAACGGACCACGCCAACGTATCTAAGGCTGTGGCCTGTTCTTTCGCTTCCATTTCTCTCTTCTTTTGGAATGGCTCTAATTTCGTAGGGTTTAATGTCCAAAAGGTCTCATAGGAAACTCCATAAAGGAGAGCGTTGGGAAGCCAAACTTTATTGATAATCTCTGTAAATGTTTTGTATTTACTGAGATCTATTTCCTCTACTCTGTTGCCGCCTTGGTTTTCTTTCCTCCGCTCTTCGGAGGTTCCTCGGCTTCCTCGCCAAAACCCGCGGTTTTCATTGCCTCCGTAAAGGCTTCCATGACTTCATCCATGGAACCGCCGTACTTCAAATGTTCGCTCAGTATCTTTCCGGCTTTTGTGAGATCCTTTGTGCCGGTAAGGACTGCGATGATCGCTCTGATTGTCTTAAAAATCTTCATGTTCTCTCTGGTATCATCATCCAGAAGTCCCATTACATCTACATCGTGATCTTCCAGATCACACATAAGGTTTGTAAAATCGAGATCTGCTACTTTAATCTCTTTAGGTCCATTCGCTGTCTGTAAAATCATACTTATTAACCGTCCTTTCGTTAATTTGTCCTATTTGTACGGCAGAGGATTATTCCCCTGCCGCTGTTTCACTTTTTCACGCTGTTACATAATGAAGAGCCTCTTCGCCCTCATCAGTAATGGAGAATGACATTTCTCTCGCATTGTTGGAAGATCCGCTTGTCGGATATACTGCCATAACACCGGCCCACTCCCATTTGCCGTCAACACCCTCTTCTCCAAACCATAACTGGTATTTATCAACTTTTCCTGCTTCCTGCAGATCCAAGAGTTTCTTGTAATCAGCTTTCTCATACCATGCTTTGAAAGCAAGATCCCCTGTGTCCTCGATACCGTTAATGGTTCTTTTCTTAGTATCGGAAAGTGTTGTAACATCGAGTTTTTCCTTTTCTCCACCGAGATCCGGGTACTCAGTAATGTCGATCAACTTCTCAAATGTTCCGGGAGCATCTGCTTTCTCGTGCATGAGATATGTCACATTTGTACATTTTGCCATCTTCGTTCTACCTCCTTGTGTTTTCCTTTGCCTAAGAGGTAAAGCCTTGAATTTATTAAAACCACCGGCAGACACCAGGCGAGTGCTTTTCGGGAGCGACCCTAGCCGATGGAGTTAATCATGTTTCCAGTTTTGAGAATCTGGTAAGGAATTGTGAAATGGAAGTATCGCTTACATTCTCCACAGGGGAGAAGTAGTCGCAATGAAATCCAATCCCTACCATATATTCCCTTGCGGAATTTGCTAACTTCCGCACTTCTGAGGCGGATTTGTTTGAATAGAATTTGACTTCCAATCCAAGATTGATACCGTCCTCTGTATTTGAAAGTGTGGATAACGCTCCGTCTCCGCCTATCTGTTTGAAATACATATAGGGGAATGACGGTGGTGTAGCTTTATACACCTGTCCTCCTTTCAAACTGCTGTATTGTTTCTGCAAGTCTTTCAGGAGGTTCGTAAAATACAAATTCACATTGTCCTTAACCATCCTTGAATACCTCGCTTGTTATTTTTTGTGCTTCTTTCCTCAGATATTGTGCCGTCTCATACATGAATGGTCTTGACGGCATACCCTCTGTAAATCGCCATGTGCCATCATCAGCCGGATAATACCAACCCTCTCTGCCGTCTTTCGTGGTAAAGATTGTTGCACCGGAATTGTACGCCCAGTTCATTATTGCCTTGTACTCTTCGCTTGGGTGGGAACTGTCCCTACCCTTTACTCCAGTACCGAACTCAATGTACTTGCAATACCCTCCGGCACTTATGATTCCAACTCCCTCTGCCTCATCCAGATAACCGATAATGGAAGATCTTGCTGTACCGGTATCAACCGGAACTAGCTCCTGTGCCTTTTCAACTCCAAGGTCTGTAAGTCTCTGTATAAGTTTCTCTGCGCATTTGTGTATACGCTCTTTCCGCTTTTCCAGTTTCTTAATGGCCTCATCTATGCTGTCCGGGTCAAAGGGATTGATCGTTATTTTGTCCTGCATGGATATTCCCCTTAATCTTCCGTATCGCCCATAGATTCTGTTGCAAATCATGTTTCGGGCAGACACATATATAATCTGGTTCCGTGTCCGTGGACCCGTCCTCATTGAGAACAGGAACCACATCTATGAAGAGTTTTGAGTATTCATCAATCGGCAATTTCTGTACGGTTGATATGGTCTTGTCATAGACAATATCTTTACCAAACGGAGAATCCTCTGCATTTCCTGAGTTCGGACTTACTCTCGCAAGCACACGAACCGGATTTGAATACTTCGGTATGCTCTCCCCAGTAAGGTTGCCATCCTCATCCACTTCGTCTACCGTTCCGTCATAGGTCTGGTAATAAAAGGGGACTTGGTTCAATCTGAGGTCTTTAAGTCTCAGCTTAGGCATTGCCATCCCTCCTTAACAGACCGACATAGGTTTTGGGTGGAATCTTCGCCAAGGCCAACTCAATATCTTTCTTACCTGTCTGTCCCCAGTTCCTGGTAACTCCAAGTTCTGTGTGAGATACAAGTCCACCCCTCGCATCGTCAGAGTTTATGGCTTTTGCCAAATCATAGATTTCAAACTCATACCGGTTATAAAACCTCTCCAACTCTGCCTCTGTCGGAATATCATCATCCGCCCAAAAGTGTTGATTTGCAGCCTGTTTCTGAGCTTTCACAAGGAGGACGGCAATCTGTTCGTCAGTGAGAGTTTCATCATCTAAGATGACTTTCAACAATTTAGCGTCCATAATCCGTCCTCACTTTCTTACCCTTGCTGAGTTAAAAACTCTGCGATCAGCTTTGCTTTTACGGTTTCTTTCATGTCATACCCACGTTCCGTTGCGATAGCCTTAATCTGTGCCACTGTCAGAGCATTAAGTTCTTCCTCTGTATACTTCTTTGTGACATCAGTAACCGTCTCTTCTGTGCTCGCATCTGATGATGTGGAAACAGAAGAATCGGCTACGATACGGGAACCACCGTCAAGGGTATGACCTGTTATTCCCCCGGTTTTGTGGTTGCTGTCAGTTTGCTCGGAAGATCTGTGGAAATATTTGTGAACTTAGCACTCATCCACTCAGGACCGTGATCCAAACCAATCTGTCCGAAAATCTGATATGTTTCTCCTGCACCAGTCTTTGCAAGCTGCTCCAGGAAGAAATTGCCCTTGCCAGGAACCATCTGATGAACCGGAGCCATGATGGACGGATCGAACAGAACGGCTGTACCGGTAGGCATAGTATCAAACAAAGCAACTGCCACTTCTCCAAGAGGGGTAACTACTGTCTGTAATTTGATACCGTTCACTTCTCTTCCAAGGGGAACGATTGTAAGGTTGTTCTGCTGCGCATCAAGGTTAAGCTGCAACATTGTAGTTGCATCAACTCCGAGAACAATGTTGTCTGTCTTTGCGCCCTGATCGTGGATGGACTTTAATCCCTCTGCTACAAGCCAGTATGTGAGAGGCTTTTTAGCAAGATCAAGTACGTTGGTTGTGATAGCTGTCAGAAGTCCTCTTGTTTTATTGGCCTCTGCATCAGTAGTTGCCTTTGCGTACTTTCCGTTGATGAATGTGTACTCAATATCCTGTGCGATCTTTGCCATTCTACGAGAAACCTGAAATGCAAGCTCGTCCATAGGGTTTGCCTGCTGACCGGCCACATTGATACCCTGCAGTGTACCCATGTTACTCTGCTTTCCGTAAGAAATCGCAACGGATTTCTGGAAGATCTGAGTTACATTGGTAAGCTGGCTTCTAGTTACCATTTCCGGCTGTGGTGCAGTAAGGGATGCTGTTTCAGAAATCTCCGGCTGTTCGCCTGTTTCTGTGTTGTACTCCTGACCGCAAGTAAACTCTACATGATTGGTTACAAGAGGTCTTGCGCCAATCATAGTAGAGAACGGTGTTGCTGTCTGTCCTTTAGCGAATAACATTCCGCTAAAATTAGGAACAGCGAATGATGTTGCTGTGCCCTGTGCCATAATTCATTACCTCCTTTAGATTTATGCCTGCTGATTGTTAGCGGCACTTTGACTTAATATTGCAAGAATCGCAGCCTGTGAATCGCCTGCGTCCATTGCCTGTTTAATCTGTGCTGAATAGTCAACCTGACCTACGTTTCCAGACTGTGGCGTAGGCATCTGAGCCAAATACTGAGCACGGATTTCCGACTCTTTCTGTTTGTCTCTTTCCGCCATAAACTTAGTGATGTTTCCGGTAACAACATCCATGCTTCCCTCATACTCTGCTGTTGCCGTAGCCTTTGCCATTTCGGCCGGCATACCCATTCCTAAGTAACGCTCCGATGATTCCGCTACCGCTTTGAATTTTTCCAGTTCCTTGACATAAGCATCTCTCTGAGCCTGCTGTTCCGCTTTTGCCTCTGCCTCCTGCTCTTCGGCTGTCTGCTTAGCTCTAAGCTGTTTGCGAAGATTTCCCTCGGATGTACAAAGTTTGTCGTTATCGGATTTCAGTTTCGCATTTGCCGCTTTCTCCTGTGCAAGCTGTGCCATAAGGCTCTCAACGGTTACTTCTCCGCCGGAGTTGTTTTCCTCATGCTTATCTGTCTGAGGCTGTTGCTGTGTACCGGATGCCTGAGTGGGCTGATTCTGCGGTGCTGTCTGAGACTGCTGCTGTGTCTGGTTCTGAGTTGTTGTGCTGTTTACATCTGCCATAATTGACCTCCTGCGTTTGAACGGTTCTCTCCGTGTGAATTTCTGCGTTTTTTTACTTGCGTCTCTGCAAGACAATAGTTGTATGCGTTTGATGAGGGTTTTCTCTAACCCGTTATCTGAAAGGAATTACTCCCTCTGTAACCGAAAAAATGAGCCGGACACGATTTTCCATCACATCCGGCTCATAGGCTCTAACTGTATTCAGTTAGTTTTTCTTTGCTGCCTTTTTGGCAGTTGTTTTCTTGGTAGCAGTTTTCTTTGCTGTGGACTTCTTTGCTGCCGCTTTCTTATTGGCAGTTTTCTTGGCAGTATCTTTCTTTGAAACGGATTTCTTTGAAGCTGCTTTCTTCTTATCGTCCATCTTTTTCTTGTCTGCTGCTGTCTTTTTTGCAGTTGCCATTGGTTTTCTACCTCCTGATTTATAATTCTACGCACCGGCAGTTGATGATCTCATCTATCGGTGCGCCCATACTATCATCGAGCGGGAACATCATTTTGTACCCATTGATGATAAAAGGCTCGTTAATAGGAACTGTTTGGCCGTCCGCCTCCCAGTGGCTAACCCGGACACGTTCATCCCTCATGCTTACCCATGTGTGGGTATTCTGTTTCTTATCCACAAGGTTCTGATGATTTATCCAGTTATATATCCAGTTTGTCTCATTTAGGGCAATCTCTGTAGCTCTGACATCAGAGAACATTCTTTTCACACTTTTGGGAACATCCTCTTCATTCATCATGCCACCGGTCATACGAGATATTTTATATTTATCGTTGCCGTTGGCATTTGCAACTGCCCTCTCTGTGGCTTCCTGAATATACTTTGCAAATCTGTATGCCTTTTCCCTTACTTCTGTGTCGTACTGATATTCAGGCATCATGGCAAAATAGAGATCCATGAGTTCATTTTCATAATCAGCACTCGTCTTTTCGTAAAGGAAAATGCCGGAAATAAGATTGAGGAACTGTGCTTCAAAGAAGTCTACAAGTGCATTTATAAACTCCTTGGCGGTTTTCTTCCGGCGGAGCTTATCGTCTTTGAGAATGTTCATTTCGTCAAAGTATTCAACCGGATTATACATAGTTCACACCGCCTATTCTTCTACCATTGCAGTCTTACTTGGCTGCTTAGATTCCTCTGTCTTATCTTTTTCCGTGTTGTTCTCCCCACCGTTCCCCTCTTCATCCTTGTATGCGTTAGGGTTCGGTTGCTGTGTATTTTCCTCCTTGGAGGCAAGTTTCTTCTGTATGCCATCAATAATAGGCTTACTATCAACCCATGCCTGTTGTGGATCTGTGAACAGTCCAACAGTGTTAAACGATGTAAGACCGTCTACTCCGGCATTAAGCAATGCCACAAGGGAATTGGTCTTAGACACCAAATCATAGGTTTTTGTACGGCAGAAACGGATTTCAACATCTGCTGTCTCTATATCTTTCAGACCGTCATACGGTCTCTGATCTGTCTTAATGATTTCGATTGCCAAATCAATGAGCTGCATTTCCGGCTCAGTGAATAACTGTTCAACCGTCTTAGCGGAAATCTCCAAACACTGCCATCCATTGGATAACTGCATCGCACCGGTGGTTGAACCGCCACTTGCCTCCTGCCATGATGGTGTAGAGGTAATCTGCTCCAACTGAGAATTGAGATGATCCACAAGTTTCTGAACCTCACTCTCATTCAATGTCTGATTGAGGTAAGTGATCTTTGCTTCCTTGCCGTCCCCGGTACTCTTTGTCATAATGACTCCATCGCCGTCTACGAGGTTTTTCTTGCCCTCTTCGTTTACCTGGCAGTTGTGCATCCAGAGTAAACTCTGAACGTGTTGCAGAATATCATTGATACGGTCAGAATCCACAAGATTCATTGCATCCATCAGTGGGATAACCTTTTCAAAAATACCCATGCGGTCATTCAGATAAAATTCAACGACCGGTATTCTTCGGAGTGGGTTTGGTGCGATATTCTCTTTCAGATGATAGTCTGTCGTGTTCAACTCATGCTCAATGGTATAGCAGAAATTCTTTGAGTATGCCGTAAGAGTAATTGTTCCATCATCATGTACGGAATAGGTGCATCCTAGCACCGGTTCTCTATATGCGTCATTTGAGTACACCACAAAGGTTGTAAGTGGACTTGGAACCAATAGCTCAAATGGAGAATATCTGCTCTTATTTCTGTTCGGCAGCATCATCTGGTAGCCGACACCACAGATAAATAGGTTTCTTCCAAGGGCAATATCTTTTGCCGCTTTGCTCTGCTCCTGCATCATTTTATTGAGCATGGCGATCTTCAAATCGTCAATATTCTCTCCATCGTCCTCATCCTTTTTTCTCAAAAATCCGAATAAGGCTTTCTTCTGTTTCTTTGTCGGTTCTATCTTTGCTCTCTGCACGAAAGTGATCGGGTTGGAAAAACAATATCCCAGATGCACGTCCACAATCTTTGAAGCATTGTTTTCTACGACTGTGGCATTGAGATCCGGTCTGATTTTCTTTTCACGGTTAAGAATTGGCTGATTGCCTTTCTCGTACTCAAAAAGAAAAACTTCCTGTGCCACATTCTCCTGGTGTTCCATAAACGCCTTAGATACAACCGATATGATATTGTCTTTCGTAATTTCCCTCTCATCAGTCATTAACATTCGTCTACCGAGAGTTGGACGGTTGCTTGCGTACATGAAGTTTCCCCTTTCTGAATAAAACAAAAGAACCGATCAAGTCTACTTATGACTTAACCGGCTCAAAGGCTCTTTGCTTAATTCTATTTTTATTACTTCCTTACATCCACGGCAGTTTATAAAAATCGTGCCGGATGCTCCGGGTGCTTTCTTGAAAAGAAGTTTTTCACGGTTTGCCCGCGCCTTACATACAGGGCAGTATACGTTTTCCGTTTCCAATATAGCTGCTCCTTTCTGTATGTGGATAGTTGCGTGGATGGGATTTGAACCCACGACCGTCTGATTAAAAGTCAGATGCGCTACCGAACTGCGCCACCACACATTACTGGGCGGCTCGCCACCGCCCTATCCTACAATAATGGAGGAACCCATGGCCTCTCGAAAGAGGCAAGAGCCGAGAGTGGGAATCGAACCCACAACCTTTTGATTACAAATCAAATGCTCTGCCAGTTGAGCTATCCGGGCTTACCAATATGGAGTAGCGTTCACTACTCCATATCAAGAAAGGGATAATCCACCAACGTCTATACCAAGACACCATCATTTTAACAAAAAAGGAACAACCACGCATTAGAATATCGGTGAAACCGATATTTTAATGCAGTCATTCCTTGTTAAATGATAAAATTAAAATTTTATGATGTAATTGAGTTCGTTATTATATGTCTTTTGGTTCGTAGTCAACGCAGTAATCATCCCAGGATGTGACCGCTCCATAGCAATCACTTTCCTCATTGGCGCATATCCAATCCGTTGTCCCATTAAAATTATCATGCCAAGCACATGATCCGCAATTTCCGTTACATTCCATTCTGCATCTCCATCAATCTCTGTGCCTCTTCCGGGCTACATACCGTCACTCCGGTTTCTTCCTCACATTTTTTAACCATGCCAGCTCCGTCTCCGGCGTAATCCTCCCAAATATGCTGAGATTCCACGAATATATCATTGATACGTTTATACCCAAAGCCATGTGTGCGGTGCAACGCAATGGCGATAGCTGCGTATATCTGTGGAACCATCTGGTCTGCTGCGGTAGCAACATTCTGGGAGCGGTTTCTTCTGGCGATTTCATTCAGAGAATTTATCAGCTTATTATTCTTTCCCATCGTCTCCGCTCTCCTTATAACTTCTCAATGCCTTTTCCACACGATCCGCAAATTCTGATGTTGTAACTGTCGGCGTGCCAGATAAAGCACTCATCACTGTCTGTATCTCTTTTTCGCTCACAATACTTACCTCTTTTTCATCCCTCTGATAGTATGCTTTTTACGGTTTCCTACAAATCTACCGCCGCCCTTTGGATTTCCGTAGATAAATGCCGCCATATTGCCACCGGACGGTTTCTGCGTGGTAGGTTTGAAATCTGCCGATGCAGTTTCCTCCATAGGATGTAACGATGGCGTTTCTGGTTTATACTGAGGTCTCCATACCATGACAATCTTATTCTCTTTAGGATCGACAAATCCAATTTCATTTTCAAAGATAGTAAGATTAAGTCCATGCCGGATGCAAGCCTCTTCGATTTCTTTCTGTACCTCAACTGCTTTTTTCTGCGCTTCTGTCATACCATTTTCTCCTTTCATCGTACAGTTCTCACAAGTCTATAAATATTTTCATCATTGACGATTGTAAATGCTGTGGAATCTTTGATTAAACAGCTATCCGGCGATACGGCTTCGCACTCAAAATCTTTAAATGCCTGTTTCTGGTACGAATATATTCTGATATTTCCATCAATCGGTATTGAGATATTGGAGTTATAAAAACATACATTGCCAAGCCCGCATTGATATTTAATGCGATCCTCGCTATACGCTACTCCATGTTCATTGCACACAAAGGTAAAGAACTGTCCGGCTCCGTTTTCCAACACGATAAGCCATCCTCCGGTTATTTTATCTCTGTGTATTCCATAATTATTCACGGTATCAGTATATGGTATCTCAATGTTTTTTCCATCCAGATTCACAATGAGGTTTTCTGCAAATCTACTCACAACGCACGAATGTCCCTCAGATACCGCAAAGTAACTCTCATATCCACATTTTGTAATCGTCCGTATTCCGTTGCCTGATTTTGTGATCTGGATAGAGGTTAATGTATTGGCAGGACTTATGAAATATACTGAATCTCCTGCCGCATAAACCGGACTCTTATGTTTCTTCTCAAACACATATTCTCTATCCGTGGCAAACCAGAACGCTCTATCATCCGCTTTTATTACAATATTCTCTGCTCCAACCTCTGCGAAATGGTATTTAATTCCGCTTTCGTATGTGAATTTATTCCCATTCTTAACTTCCACTACTTCTCCGGCATTATTGATATAGCACTGCTCATTTAGAACAATTTTTACATCGTTTCCTTTGAGCATCGTGATAAGTGTAAGCCCTCCTGTTACCCCTTGTGATACCGGCTTAGTAAGAACATTTGCATTATTATCACATAGCGGACAACGAGCATATTTGCCATAATAAAACTCCTGGTGTACATCGCAGAATTTAAGGTGTTTTGCCATGTGTTTTAATTCATCCCCCATAGATCGGCTCTTATTCTCAAAAATCTTTTTCAGAGAATCAACCAGATAAGGAGATAAGTTTTTCCACGGTTTAATCGTTCTTGGTATTTTTACTTTTGGATTGTCTATTACGCATATTCCTCGTTTCATACGTTCTACAATATCCATGTCTGGTGTCATAGTCCCACCATGCGGATGAATCCTTGTAAGGGTTTTCCAAATCAAAATTGCCTCTGCGTATGTGTCTGTTTCCTCTGAAAAGTCATTTCCTTTCATCAATGGATCTTTGAATAAGTCCATGCAAACTTCACATTTTTCATCTTCCACGCTCCAACTATCGCAATCTATAAAGTACACATTTCCAGTTTTGTCAAAGAGGATGTTCTGATCGTTCAGATCCCCAATACACACTCCGGCGGAATGTATATCTCTCACGGTGTCCTGTATCTTTACGAGTATTTCCAAAATATCTTTCGTGGTTATCCCATTCGCTTTCAGATATTTTTTACTTGTGAGAACTCTTACTTCCTCTCCTACGGCTTTTGGCATAATGTAACCAATAAACTTATTGTTATTGTCATACACTGCCGTAATCGGTTTAATAGCCTCCTTTGGCAGCGGTTTGTCAATGAGCATGGCAACTTTCTTTTCCTTGGCTGCAATATCAACACAGGGTTTGTAAATTTTCAGAATATCGTTGCCAAACTCATAGATATATCCCTCGCCTCCCTCCGTTATGGGAGTAAGCTGTCTTATCTTTTCTTTTCCTATCCTCGTTAGTGCCATTTTCATAATGTCCTCCTACAATACGATTGTTGTATCGTCCTGGAATACTTTCTGATGTTTGTTTATAAACCTCTTTACTCTTACTTCCTTGCCGCTCTGCAGGACTTCCGTAAATTCTTTCTTAAATTGTTCATCTTTCATGGCGAATCGTATTCCATCAGATGCTACACCAATATTCCTGTATTCATCTTTCGGAAAAGCCTTTGTGGAAAAATTGGCACCATCTTTGTACTGTTTGAGCATATCTTTATTCACATAATTGTAGGCAAAGTATTTCGGGTATTCTCCGTCAGATAGTTCTTCAAACTCAATCGTTCCGTCCAGACGTTCTTTCACGATAAAACCATCTCCGCAGTAATCTACCATGAAATGTGTCTCATTTTCAGTAACCATAAGGATCGTAAAACAAAGGAAATCTCTGATTGAGCCGGAAGTCTGCCCGAATAGACCAAGTATCTCTCCAAAAGCGGCTGCGGCAGTATATACACTACATTCATGTATAATTCTGCTGTCATTTTTCAAAAGATGGCAAAACGCTTTTGCTCCAACTTCCGAATGTTTCCCCTCCGAACAGCCATCGCAAACAACTTTCATCCCATCAAATTCAATTCCGTAGTCCTGGCAATTCGTACCGTAGTCGATATGTTGCTGACCGATTTTATTTATAACCATTGTATTTCCTCCCGCAAAAAAGAACGGCAACCCCTTTTAGGATCGCCGTTCTACTCTCATTTTTTATACGTCAAAAAAATCATCCTGTTTCGATACGGCACTCTTGGAGTTTTCAATCACTGATTTTGATAAGCAGTTGAAAGCTCTTCTGAGTTCTGATGCAGAACTGCTTACATCGAGGATATTCTTGAATCCAAGGTCTTTCGCCTCCTGTGTTGCCTGTCCTCCGAAACTGATAAACGCAGTAACGATTTCTTCCACGTTCAGATACTCTACCGCTTTCTTTGCCTTTGCAAACCCTCCCGGCTGAGAAGAGTTATCCATCCCATCTCCGAAAATTGCAAACACGGCCTTTACTCTCATTCCCTCATTTTTGAGGAAGTCTCTGTATTCTTTCAACTTCTCAGTTCCATCAATGATCGTATCGTACATAGCTGTGCATCCATCGGTGCTATACGAAGTGTCAAACTCTGTAATGCGCTTATAGCCTCCTACGGTTGCACTGTCGGAGAAGTCTGCTCTTGCAACCAGAATCTCATCACATTCTTTGGAATTGATAAGTGCATCTTTGAAATCCGAAAGAGCTTTTACCATATCTCTTTCATACATTCCCATAGAACCAGACTTGTCGATTCCGACAAAAATTAAATTGATGTTCTCACTGTCGATTTCATCAATGGAGGTATTTGTGATCTCAACCTCATCTAATCCGTCAATTATCTGTTCTGTTTCATTCATATCGGCTACCTCCTACAAAATATCATCTGTGCTTTTCACGATGTTTACATGGTACGTTTTCTTAAAATCATCAAAGGTCTGCTCAGTAACATCCTCAAACCCAGGAATGGAGGACATACAATCTTCCAGGATATAGATTTTCTGAGTGATCTCTGGGCGATTAGCGTAATGTTCGAGAATCTGTTTAATGCTTTCCAATACGCAATGGCTCTTTGCCTCTCCTGCAATAATGATCTTGTCGTAATTTTCCAGTTTGTTCAGGAAGTCGATATTGATGTAGTTCTTTGTATCATACTCAGGTTTGATAATTCCGTACATTTCGCTGAGTGGATCCTGTCCTTTTACAAGACGCTGCGTAACGGCTTTCTTTGCAACAGAGTGAAAATAAATCATGTTGGCAAACTGATTTTCAAATGCCGCACCAGATGTACCCTGTAAACAGTGGTAAGACCATACGCATAAGGTTTTCTTTCCGTCTTTTTCCAGATGTTCTACATAGTCACGGCTCTGGTGAGGGTAGATAACGGCTCTGTACTTTCCAGAATCAAGGTCTGCCAGCGTAATCGGTGTGTAAGGAGCCGGATTGTTGCCATTTTCATCAATCCACCAGCACGGATGGAAAATCTGATGTGGTGTGTGGGTATCAATAGATACCGCAATGTTTGTAATTTTATCCATGTTGTTATAGATAAACTGTGTCATTCTCTCCACATCGCCGTGCGCTCCGGGAACTCCGAGTGATCCATTATCCATGAAGTCCTGCTGCACATCAATTCCGAGAAACAATACTCTCTCTTTGTTTTGTGCTGCCGGTGTAAGCTGCTCATCGTTTGCCTTTCTCAAAATCTCATTAAGAGAAATCGGATTTGTCTGTGAACCAATACTTGCGATGTTCACAATTTCATTGTAGGGTGTTTTCATTGGTGGTTATCTCCTTTTATATTTTATTTGACCGGAGCTATTTGCCCCGGTCAGTATTTACTCTATTCGACTGTGATACAATCATATCTCTCAGAATTGATCGTGTTCTCCATAGCCTCAACCGGATTATAGCCAAGGTTCTGCAGGATCTGCTTGAACACGGTAACTGACTGCCCGCTTGCAAGCTGCACTCCCTTACGGTTATGGTCTGCATGGAACACATCGTGTCTACTGTTCACATTCCAGAAGATAATGTTCGGGATTACATAGCCGGCCTTACGGAACTTATTTGCCATCTTGTCATAGAAAGACCATTCACGGTTTCCGCAATAGTCAATTTCCATGTCTGAGATAACAACGATTGCTTTCGGCATTTCCTCCTGCGGAGTATTGTGTTTTTCCGCAATTTCAAGAACCCTCTCAAAAGCAGCTTTAAGGTCTGTATTGTTATCCCAATTTGCTCTGCTTACGTTGCGGATCTTCTGTTCAAGGGTTTCTCCCCTCAGAACAACCGTCTCTGGTCTGTCAGAGAATGTCATAAACAGATTGTGGTATGCACCCACATTTCTCTCTGCAAAATAGATTGCAAGACCGATTGATGTTGCCATAGGTCTGCCTCTCATGGAACCGGACACATCCGCCATAACTAAAGCGTTTGTTCCTTTCTCCACATAATCCGGCAAGGCTTTCCACTGGGCTTCAAGTACCTTGTTGCTCTCTCTGCCGTAAAGGATCTTCTCAACAATATCGTAAGGGAATAGTGTTGAGGCATTGATCTTTACCTCTCCCTTTTCTGCTTTGCTGGTAAACTCTCCAAATCTCTCAGCATCATGTTTCATAAATGTCTTGCGGTAAATCATCATTGCACGGCTCGGAACTTCCGGGTATTTGATTTCATCCCATCTTCCGGCTGACATAAGACTTTCAACGACACCGATCTGTTTTCTCATACTACGGACGATTCTCTTGAAATTGTAGACCGGATAGCCTAATTTCTGCGCCGTAAGGATTCCGAGTTTTCTTGTGGCAGAGCTGCTTGCATCTGCGGTCTTAATCCATTTTGCAAGTAAAGAAATTGCATTTCCGGCATTGAGGTTCTGTAAATCTTCCTCAAACTGTTTCTTCATTGCCGCCCACATATCGTCCTCCAATGGAGTACCGATAAGCTCATACAGATCATCATATCTTCCGAATACACCAACCAGATCAAGGTTTGGTCTGAGTGCTTCCGGGTGTTTCTCTGCCATGTAACGGATGATCGTTCTGAAAGTCTTTCTTTCTCCCAGACCTCCACGAATATCCCTTGCATAGAACGCAATCTTTGTGGCAAAAAGAGCATCCTGATTGTATGCCTCTGCGAACAGTGTTTCGATTCTGCCCTCATCAGCTTCTCTCAGGGATCCGATTATGCCGAACAAATCCAGTCTTGCGTCTCCTGTGGTATTCAAAGCCACAGCACCGTTTTCGGTTCTGGTAAATGAACCGTCTTTTCTCATTGCATCTGCGAAGCTCATTGTTTCCTCTCTTTCCAGGACTCTCATTTGTGGAATTGAACCACTTCACATTGTTTTGCAGACATTGTTTTAACCATTGTGATTGCTGTAGGAGTCCCATAATAAAATTGTTTGTAAGATCATTCAGGACGCTATTGGTTTTTATGATTAACAGTCATATCCAATAATTTGCTGTGAGCGTCCCATATAAAGTTTTATGCCTATCTGGCTAACTTTTTAAGTTCATACCGTCTGTTATGTATCGCACCAACAGAACGACCTATTTTCTCGGACAGTTCAGAATCGGTAATCTCATGTTTGATTACCAGTGCATCTTCCTCCGCAGTCCACGGATGAGACGGATATAGAAATGACGTTTTGCTGTAATATCGCCTATGCTGTCTCTGACACGCCTTATGATACTTTTCCATATCCCTATAATCTTCTTTTCGGTTCATAGGCAACCTCATTTCTTTACATGACGCTGTTTCAAACGGGAAAATATTGTCAATGGAATTTTCTGTTTTGAAAGATTGCTGTAAGCGTCACTTAATTGCCCCGACAGGACTTGAACCCGTATACTCGATTGCTGTGCGGAACACAAGCGTTATCGCAGTCATGTTCCCTCCGGTTTACCATAACCGGCAATCGGGGCAGAGACGAGGGACGGAATCGAACCGCCGACACATGCCTTGGATTGGAATGAGATTGCTGCTGAGATCACTAACATGATCTGCGTATTCATATCATTGCTCTACCATCTGAGCTACCTCGCCATGTGGCACGTCTTATTGATTTGTAAGGACGTTTGTGCCATCGCCTTGATTGGAGAGAGTTGGATTTGAACCAACAATGAAGCAGGCCCCAAGCTGTAAGATTTGCTGTCAGCATCACAAACATGATGTATTGTACATAACTGCCGCGTCTACCGTTCCGCCATCTCTCCATATTCAGTTTTAATACGAAAATCCGTATCAGTTGCGTGGGAGGGAATCGAACCCCCATCTCTTCGTTACCATCGAAAAAAGAATTATTGCTGTCCGTGTCACATGGAGCATGACAACCGCTTATAATGTTCTCTCCATTGAACTACCACGCAAGATTGCGGAGACAGGATTTGAACCTGTGACCTCCGGGGCATGAACCCGACAAGCTACCACTGCTCCACTCCGCCATAATGGTTCTTCGCCCCACAAGAACCTCTGAGTTTTCTGCTATGTCGAATTTCTCGCATAATCACTCTTAACCGTCACACAGCCGACATCCTGAACGGTGGACTTGATTAAATAATTCCGTACACTCACTATGGTTTGCTGTGATACACCCTAACCACCGGGTATGCCAATAGGAACTATCTTTCGGGAAATCTCTCTAACCCCAACTGGTTTAGCGTCCGAAGTCAGGACGGCTTTGGAGTAATGGGATTTGCACCCACTATGGAACTATGCTACTGTTAGCCACACCTTTCGCTGTTGGTACTCGGTACAATAGTTATGATTTTCAGTAGTTTCTTGGGGCGGTAGGATTACGGCTGTTTCTGTGGCTTGTCCTCGCACCTACCTCTCGCCTACCCCATTCCTTTACTATGATTATCCGTCTACCTATTCCGGCAACTCCAAATTCTGAGACCTCCTCCACCGGTGGAATACGGTCTCATAGCGGTGCATATAGGAATCGAACCTATACGGCATTTCTGCCGGATGGCTTAGCAAGCCACTCCGCTACCATTACGGCAATGCACCATAACGACTCTATTGGGAATCGAACCCAAATTTTCCGATAGACAGTCGGGCGTAATAACCTTTATACCATAGAGCCAAAACCACAAAGTAAAATGCGACCTCACACCGCGGAATCGAACCGTTCCTTTCTCTATTGGTTTTTGGATAGAGAATGTGCAACCCATACACCTACGAATCGAACGTATCCTTTACTTTGCCACGCCGTGTTAGGGATTTGAACCCCAGAGACTTTTACATCCAGACGGTTTTCAAGACCGCACCCTCGACCAACCGGACACACGGCAGAGTAGTTTTCCCTTGGTAACGTACAAGTCGGAGATCCTCTTCCGCCGGTCGTAAACGCCCTTTCATAACCTTTTTATGGAGTGCTTTGAAAGAGTAAGTCAAGTGTCTCCAACTGGCAAGGTGGGGATCGAACCCACGACATTCTGATTAACAGTCAGACGCTCTACCACTGAGCTACAAGCCATTATTGGAGTAGCAGGACTCGAACCTGCGCTAACCAACATCCGTAGTGTTGTGCTCTATCCATCTGAGCTATACTCCAATGCAGTCCGGCGGTAGCTTGGATGGTTGCCACTACCGAACCGATGCAACGTGTAAGACAGTTGCCAACAAAGGTATTTCATTTTTTAATGTGGTTCTCGGACCTTACACCCCTCCACATGGTTCTCATAATCCACCGACTACATACTCAAAGAACCTTTGACGAGTCCAACTCTTTATCGCCTTACCTCGGATGTACGTTGTTATCGCAGTTCTCCGCCTCTACTACATTCCTCTGCGCCTGACTAAGCATGACGGCTCGATTGGTTACGGCTCACGCACATCTGTAATCAGGTCTTTCTCGGAAGTTTCCACCGCCGCTTAAATCGCTGTAACGCTCATGCACTCTAAGCAGTAAATTTTCCGCACCGGAGTTTTTCTTGAAAACTCTTGGTAATGTAAAAGCACTTGGTGATCACCGGAACCTCGCCACCGCCAATTTTCTTTCCTGTTAAAGCCGGACTAAGAAAATCAATTAAGAAATCCGCTCGTCCTACGGTGGGGAGTTGAACCCCACTTTCCCCGGCATGGTGTCCGTGGCATTTCCAGTTATGCTATCGTAGGCACCGTTGCAACAGTGGTCTTTAGCGTGACTTACGCAAGCTCTCCAATTTTAAGTCCTGTCGGCTTTCCCTGACTGCTCAAATAAGCCTCGTCAATGAGCTTTACAATCTCCCTATTTTCCGATTGCTTCCCACGGCTTTCACCAAAACTAATTATCAGTGAATACTAAACCAACTGTAAACAGTCAGCGTAATTCAACCGAAGTGTTCGGTATGGGATTTGAACCCATGTTTCCACCGTGAAAGGGTAGTGTCTTGACCGCTTGACTAACCGAACCGGTGCGGTTGTTGCTTTTTGTCTGGAAGATAGGATCCATTCAACCGCCAAAATCATAACCAGGTTCTTGCTGTTCTCCGCAAAGAAAATCTGTCCGCGTCCAAAACATTCAATGTGGATAGGTTGCAATCTACCTAAATGGGCGAAAGAGGAATTGAACCTCCAATGTTTACCACGAGGGAACGGATTTACAGTCCGCCGCAACACCACCAATCGTTGCCGTTCGCCCGGAATTTTCTTTGTATCGCCAAGAACATTAGGAAAGAAGCGGTAGGAACCTTAATCGCAAGAGCTACGCCCACAGGTGGAATCGAACCACCACACTACACCAAGTTCGCTCCGATCATTTAGCGATTCACTTCATCTTTCAGAGCCTTGCCTGCTTTGAACTTAGGTGCCTTGCAAGCCGGAATGGTAATCTCTTTTCCGTTCTGAGGATTCTTTCCGATTCTGGCAGCACGCTCAGTTACTTCAAACGTACCGAATCCAACCAACTGTACTTTTCCACCCTTGCCGAGTTCTCCGCCGACAACTTCCACAAATGCGTTGAGTGCCTTTTCAGCATCACTCTTAGAAAGTCCGGCTTCATCAGCCATAGCCTGTACTAATTCAGCTTTGTTCATTACTTCTTGCCTCCTTTCTTGTGGTCTGCATATATGGAATATGCGATTGCAATTATTACTTCTGTGATTATCGTTGCGGCAACACCGCACCAAAATTCAGGAATATACATCTTTTTGCATCCTCTCTTGTCTGCTACCTCTGGTAGCCGTCACGGTTATGCGGTAGTCATACCGTTTCTGCACTGCACCGCCGCACTCAGCCGCCTTACTTCCTCCGGTGTATCTCGGCGTAGCTTCACTGCCATGGCTATATTTATAGTTTCGTGCCGGATTGCCATGCGTGGACCATCAGGGACTTGAACCCCAGACCGTCCGGTTATGAGCCGGATGCTCTAACCAACTGAGCTAATGGTCCATACCTCACACTTGGGGATTCCATGTGAGGTTTCGGAGGATCTACATAAGTTGGAATCCTCTGATATGGAATTACTGTCGGGGAACAATAATTCTAAGTGGGAAGTGTTGGTGTCGAACCAACTCCTATGGATTTTCAGTCCATCGCTTCTACCGAGTTAGCTTACTTCCCATATTACGGCACTGTTGCTGTGCCGCAATGGTTAGGAGAAACTTTAATGCCAAATACCTTGTGTTCACTCCGCTTAACTTATGTCCGTGTCACTTGGTATGGTCGTAGTATAGCCTACTGAACATTGTTTGTCAAGTGGAATAAACAATTTTTTCAAAAAATTTTAATTTCTAGTGTTTATTCGACTTTACAACCATTCTCCTGTATGTCAGAAAGCAACTTACTTACAGGAATTTTCATAAAATTCGCTATGTCGTATATCTTGTCGATTGGAGGATAACATTTGCATAACTCCCAATCGCTCACGGTATTTTGTGAAACATGAACCCCATCCGCAAGTTCTTTCTGTGTAATCTCTAAATTCTGTCTCTCTCTTTTTAGGTTGGTGGCGAAACTGTATTGTCTCATGCTATCCCTTTCTCTATATTCCGAGTTCGCTTCTCTTCATTACCTGTCCCTCTCCGCCGAGAAGAGCATCTACAAACTGTGCGAACATTGCCAATGCGTCCGGTGCATCATCGTGTTTATTCTTTCCAAGCTGTGTGTAACTGCAAAGGAATGACATCATCACACCGTAATCACTCTTAGGTTCATATTCTGTAATATCCTTGAATATAACGTGTTCCTTAACCCATGAAGAATTGACAATGATCTTGGTCTCTTTGTTCTGGGTCGTGTATTTCTTCGTAATATGGCATCTGCCGCCTTTTTCTCTTACAAGGCGTTCTACCTCATTGGCGGTACGACTACCCTCTTTGTTGCTCTCAAACTGTGCCTGCTGCACATGATGTTTCACAAGCATATCTGAGTTGAGTTCGTCCAGAGTTCCCGGATCGATATTCTTGAATACCAGATCTTCCAGATAATATCTGTCTCCATACTGATAGAAAACTCCGAGGAAGTTGTAGTCTGTACCGGTGTCCTTAGTATCGCAGATTGCCAATATGGAATCCGGTTCTCTGTCCGGCAGTCCTCCGAGGTATCTCTGTAATTCTGTCGGATGATACAGAATACCCTCTCTCTCGATAGGATCACTCTTATACAGGCAACGGTATGAAACATCATCCATAGACATCTCCATGTCATGGAAGTATTTCTCGTCAAATCCGACATCGTAATCATAGTCGAAGTTGCTTTTTCCGGTCTTAGGGTCAATATCCGGCACGGCAATGAACTCTGCCCTTGGATTGCCCTCATACATCCTTTCAAGCCGTCCTATGACATCGTGGACGCTCCAACGTGTGGCAATGTGGATTTCCTTTGCCTTTTTCTTTTTACGGGATTTAAGGTCTGTCGTATACTCTCCGTACAGCTTATCCAGACGGTCAATCGACAATGCCTCTTCAATACCGGAAACCAAATCGTCCACATACAGAAATCCCTCACATCGGGTAACACCGGTAAGTGATCCTCTGATTGGTCTGCAGGTCAGTGTCTTAAAAGGCTGCCATCTTCCAAGGTTGATTGTTTCCTCTTTTGCATTGTTTCCCTCAAATATCACATCCGGGAACACATCGCTCCAACAATACTCATTACTGGTAATAATATTGAGAACTGCGTCATAGAACATTCTCGTCATAAATCCAGAATGAGAGGACATAAGGTTTGGTGTGTTCGGATAATGCCCCATCACAAACGATATGAAGAACTCTCCCAGAGTGGTCTTGCCGGTTCCGGGTGGCATTGATATTGACAGAATATCCAGCTCATCATCAATGAGCCGTTGCATCTTCTGTACAAGCCAGTAAATCTTATTTCTTCTCGGCTGATAGTATCTGTCCTCCGGGTCTCTGTCTTTCTCCACATACAGCAAGTAAGAATCGAAGTCCTTATGTTTCTGTGCCAAGAATAACAAAGCCTGATTATAGAGGTTGTAATACTTTATATCTCCTGTGGAACAAAGCCTCAGTGCAAGGAATCGAACCTTATTCGCCAATTTCTTTGACAGTTCTTTATCTTCACTGAGGACTTCGTTCGCCATACCGAGCAATGACAGGAGATTGTCGTAATCACTCAGATCGCTTTTCAAAAGCCGTATGATTATATCTCTGTTCGACAGTTGAGCCATGAAAATTCATCCTTTCTCACGGCTCTACACGGCTCTGTATTTTTACATCGGTCTTATTACATCAACTCTTGCCCTGACAACAATTCCGCAGTTATTAGAATCTGGTTCTGTGTCGAATACGAGTATTCCGTCTTGTGCAAGTTTCATACCCATTTCTTGTGCCATTTCCCTATGTACAAAACCTGCTATATCCTCTCGACCCGCTTGGAATATATTAAGGTGTTTGCATACCTGATACGTCTCTATCGGTCTGAAAGTGTAGGTGTTTTGAAATTCAACGGACGGTTCCGGCATTGGCATTGGTTGATCTTGTAACTTCCTCTGTGGTCTTTTCCGCCAATGTGGTTTATTGTTTCTCTTTCTCTGTCTCATCATTGGTTTTACCATCTTTCTTCTGTTGCCTATCTCTCACGCTCTTACTGCAAACACTCAGGATAACCATATTCAGATGATCGTTCTGCTTTCTGAGCTGTGTGTTCTGTTCTAAGAGCAGTTCATTCATCTGCGTGATTTCCTTTTTTACATCGTTGTTGGACTTTGCATCTTTCCAACTCACAAAGATATAAATTCCCAGTACCACAAACCATATAAGTGCAAAAATCAAATCTTTCATCTCTATTCCTCCGGCATATAATATAATCCATTGTCATAAAACTTCACGTCCGGCTCTCTGTCCGCACTTTTCAGCAGAATCACATTTCCGTTTGCAAAGTTTTTCATTGCATCCGGCGGTAATTCTGCATTTTTTAACATCATATATGGGGAGAATAAGATTTGCAGCATTTCATTGTAAACCTGAGTTGTTCTTTCTTCCGTCTTATACTTCCCAATCACTGTGTTGTCCGCAAATATTCGTTCCTGACTTACGAATATTTCTTTTACGTTATTCAAATTGATTGTAGTGTCTCTATCCTGATTTACTATGAACATCACTCGTCCTCCAACCACTTGTTATCCAAATAGCAGAATCCATACACCGCAGCTCCTATAACGACAATCCATAACATCCAGAATCCGGCCAACATCGCCGTACTGCTGCTTACCATGTAATCCACAGCACTATCTAACGTATCAGTCTGAATGAACGGTGTTCCATCCTCTATTGTATTATCTTTGAGATTGGCATAGATAACTCCGCTGTATTCTGTGTTGATAACATAGTACAAATACCTCACATGGGACGATTGCTTGATCGTATCATACAGGTAAGACCCCGGCATCTGGATTTTTCCATACGGAAACTCCACACCAAGGAATGATACTGTTTGACTATGGTTTTCCCAACTATCGTAGTAATCCCACGAATAATATACCTCCGTGGTGTAATAAGTCTGAGATTTTCCATTTACCGTCCGTGTATGTGCCACCTGTCTCGTGTGACGGTTATAGTGTTGTTCCTCAACCTTTATGTAGGCAGCTGGTACTCCACCTATGCCCGGATCTGTAACAGGATCTACTGCCACCAGATTTCCTTTCACAAACGCATTTCCTACATCAGTTCGCATACCGTACCGAAACAGCTCCGCATTTCCATCAATCTGCATAGCTTGATAGTATTCCTGATTCTGTTCGTCATTGTGTGAAGCTATCTTTTCGCTGATGAAAAATCCACCCGTGAGCATGACAAGGATAATGACGACGCTAAACATGAGTTCTCGCACCGTCAAATCCCAACCACTGCCGGAGTAGATTATCGTACTCCATTTTCTCATAGGCTTATTCTCCAAACAGATTGCTTACCGGCTGCCTGTCCTCTGTGCTGTATTCCAAATATGAATAATTGATAACCTCATATCCCATCATTCCTAAGATCTGCTTATGAGGAAACTTACGCACATATTTCTTGTATGCCCGGACTTCATTGTTGTAAGACTGTCTGTACTGTGCAATCAGGTTTTCAGTCGTAGACAATTCATTCATAAGCTCTTTGTAATTTTCATTCGATTTCAGTTCCGGGTACTGCTCCGCAACCGCAGCAATGGAAGTTGTGACATTCTCAATATCCACACCGCCATTATTCCTTGCGTCAACAACTGCCAGAAGTGTATCTGCCTCATGTTTATCGTATTCCTTTACACAGTCTGCCAGATTGTAAATGAGATCGGTTCTGCGTTTCTCCTGTGTCTGCACATCAGAATCCGCCGTAAGAACCTGTTCCTCTAACGAGATGGCTCTATTGTTCGTGGTTACGAAAATTCCTGCAATCAGTAATACAAATGCGGCTACAATGCCGACAATAATCCATGTTCCTTTATTTTTCATTGTTCTTGCCCTCCATCTTTAGCATAAATTTATTTTCTGCCAGAACCATTCCTCCTAGAGTTTCCGTAAAAATTGGTTCTGTTCCGTTGTAAATCTGAAAATCAATATCATTCCGGCAAACGGCATCGCCACCCTCTACCGGAATTGCCGCCAGGACTTCTCTCGTCCCGGTCTTATAAACTACCACCGTTGTCATAACGTACCTCACATGAAATAGTTGTAGTCCACACCGTATTTTGCCATGATGAGACTCTTTGCCATTTCTTCCAACTTCTGGTGTTCGGTTGCATCCAAATACACACCCTCATAGGTTCTACCCTGACATCCCATCCAATCATACTTGCAATGCAGGAGTTCATGCACCAGATCCTTTTCCATGCAATGTTTGAACAGTGTATTGTTCTCTTTGTAAGATTCATCGCTAAGCAACTGGATATTCGCTTGACTGGATTCAAAAATGAATGTGTTATATCCGGCAGCGTCAATTACCTCTTCTCCGTCAGGATTCATGATCTTATCTTTAACGTGTGCCAGTATCAGCCACCCATCAAGGAATAGTCTGTGCTGCCACTCTCTTAGGCACTCTTCTAACTGTTCCTGACTTTTGAATACATCTATCGGTTTCCCTTTCCTCTCTCTTTTTTCAAGGGTCCCGCAAGTGTTGTTCTCAAAAGCAGTACCGTCCGCAACAGAAAAACACCATTTATCTCCATATCTGCGGCCACACACATAGTCCCCGATCTTTACCGGTATTTCGCATCCGCGTTGATTTCCTATGTTGGTAATCAGCACCAGTCCACCTTTTACGGTGCTATGATCTATGAAAAAGTTTTCTCCGCTAGTGGTCATGTAATCGTCAATTTTCTTGCCACAAGTAAGCAGATCGAACATTTCACGCTGATTTTCCCCTGTCCACATCATGGTTTTTACTTCATCCGGGGACTGCGGTTTCAAGTTCAAATTATCCATCATTCTCTCTCCTTTGCTTTCTTTGCGGACTTCACTTTGATTTTCTTGCTGCCGCCAAACTGAGAATACACCAGAGCAGACGCATGAACACTGTCCGTGCTAAGTACCTCAACGGTTCTCCTGATGGGTTTCCTTTCCAAAGTCTCAAATGTTACTCTGTACCATCTCTGATTTTTCACGCAATGCCTCCTTTGCCCTCTCATAGATAACCGCACATTTCTTGGCATCCTTGCACCGGATCGTTGTCAGAACTCTCGGTACTTTATCAGCTACGCAAGAGGCATCTATTTTCTCAACGTCCGGTTCAAAGTCCCCGCAGAAAGCGCAGTAGTCAGCTACTCTTACCTCAATTCCGTTATCTTTCATGCGTACACCGCCTTTAACAGATTGATCTTGTCAATCAGAACATCAATGGTTGTATTGAGCTGATTGATTTTGATACACTGGTCCTGGTATCTGCCGTAAAAACTGTCACTTTCCGCCGCATGAGATTTCAGTTCTTTTATCTCCGCCTCCATGCTCGCCATCTGTTCTTTCAAGGCGGTGTTATCGTTTCTCTCTCCGTCCAACTGTTTTGTCAGAGAGAGGATTTTATCGTTTGCCTCATTCAATTCCTCATGCAGTCTGTTAATGATTTCTTTGCACGTTTGGGTATTATTTTCATTTTCCATAGGTTTCTCATCCTCCGTCTCAGGCACATTGAGTAATGTCCTGATTGCTTTCTTTGAGATGTGATATGCCATGGCAAGAGTGGCTACATCATCCCCATTGGCATATCTATCCTCAATCTCTTTCCGTTTTACGGATATATCAACGCCGTTGGTATTGAATGTCCGTGTGTAGCCACCATCTGTAAGAATATCAATGATCTCTTCTTTACTGCAGGCATTAAGTTCTGCCAGAATATGGATCTGCTTTTTGTGATTCTTCGCAGTCCTATAATCACATAAAATCTGTCCCTTATCCATTCGTGGCCTCCTTAATTACCCCCCCCCCACATAGAAATCATCATAGATTGCCTTGATAACCTCCGCATCGTAGAGTGCATTGTGTTTCTGACCTTTCGGCAAAGCAATTCCTCTGTCCGTAAGTAACTGCTCTCTCGAAATGTCAAAAGCTGCCTTTTCTGAAATATCAAGCATCGTTGCAATGTCCTGATTGATGTCGTGGCAAGCCGGTGTAATAAACTTAGGCAACATCTTAGCGTTACCTACCAATAAGTCAATCAGCAACACCATATCGTAATGTGAGACATCTGAAACGAATACCGCAGCATAATCGCTGTCAAAATTAACATCCATTTCAAGCCACTCCATAAGTTCACGGCGAACATCTGCCTTACTGCCGATTACAGTCGTTGTTTTATTGTCGGCTGCCATACTTTCTTCTAAATCCGCATTGCCACTCAAAATCAAATGATCGAGGACATTCTTCTCGATCCATTCATCACACATACTCTCATTATAGTCCGTCAGTTCAGCATAAAATCTGTCTCCGGTGTCAGAGACAATTCCTATGCTGATAAGAGTTGTGTCCTTGCGTAGGCCGGTAAACTCTGTATCGAAAAAGTAGGTTCTCATGTGGTTTCCTCCGTTTCTTCCGGTGCGGCTGCAAAATTCACTCTTAGATTTGATGTGAACAACGACTGATAGGCCATTGCGTAACTGTAAATCTCTCTATCCAATATCTCATCCTTTATTGCATCCGTGACCGAACTCTGCATGATCGCCGTAGGAATCTTTGATTTTTCATTCTCATAGGCTTTAATCAACACATCTCCGTCATAGCCTTTTGCCAATTCTCTTAATGTCATATCTACTTCTCCGCTTTCTGTGCCTTTTTGGCTTTCTTGGCAGCCTTTTCTTCCTCTGCCATCTCAGGAATGAATTTACGGAAGATGTTGTTGTAATTTCCGTTGTTACCGGCCCACTTCTTAACAATAGCCATAGCCAGTCCTGCCTCTTTGGAGTAGGTATCGCACTTTCTAGGTTTGCGAATGATTACTTCTTTGCCGTCTACGATCTTCTTTTTGGCTTCCACATTATCCATGCAGTTTACGACCGTCTTTGTGCCGTCAGACCAGAACACGATTGTTGCCGGATTCTGGAAAATCACGTTTTCAATGCCGTATGCAGCAATAGGCTTGTCCTCGATCATTGCCTCAACACACAGATTGTTGAAACGGTAAGGACTACCGCAAATATGAGCAACCTTTCCTGCGTAGGTGCTGCCATCTTCACACTCGATTGTTACTTTCTTAAACTTCTTATCAGCTAAACTTCTATCCATATTGTCCTCCTTTAATCCTAAATCCTTAAAAATGTCTCCAAACATTACTTCTCCCGGAATGCCTCGGTTTGCAAAGACCTGTTCCTGGAGCAATCCCATCTGTGCATCATATACTTTATCCATGGTCTTGCCTATCTTCTCAGTTACGCTCGCCACTTTCAAATCCTCCTGGTTGAACTTCGGTGCTTTCATCCACTCGTATTCCATCAGCCTTGTAAGAAGTGGCGGTTCAACACCAATCATTCTTATTCTGTGCCGCCGCTCATTTAGCGAAAAAGCCGTAGCCGTATAGTTTTTCTCGTCCGGGTATAGTCCTTTCGGCAGTATCGGTGGCGTTTTCAGCCACGCACTGATTGAAAAATCGTCAAAATCCGGCATCGGTGGTGCTAATTCCGGTGGTTTCCAAGGATGCTTTTCTTTCTCGTCCATGTGTTTATCCTCCTATTTTCTTTTATGATTAAAGGTTTTCCCTCTAATTCCATTGAAATTGTTCTCTATCTTGGCTTTCACGCAGTCATTTTTCAGATTGCACTTACCGCACTTATCAAGATTTCTGTACGTCTCTATGCCGAAACACGGTCTGAATATCTTATTTATGGCAGACTGCTTCATTTTCACTTCAAAAGGTACTTCAAATCCCTCTTTCAGATGAGCAATATCCGGCATATCATACTCTTCATCCAGTGTAGGCTCAGATATTTCCTTAATTTCTGCAAGCGGTATGGGGTCTCCGAGCCATTCATCCATGATAAAGAGCTGTGGTTTTGTCTCATTTTTCATACATATCCCCCTACGCCTCTATCAGTGTGAATACGCGCCTATATACATCCTTGTCCGGCAGAAGTGACAGCCTATTCAGTGTTGTACCTCCAAGATAAACGTTAAATGTACAATCCCCTATGGTTAATGTTCCTATGGTGCCCGGATCGTTCAGATCCACTTGCACGCTATTGTGCTTATTCAATATCGCCCGTATGGTCTTGCACACTTCCTCATTTTCTTTTTCTGATGCAAGGCAATCAAAACACGGATTTTTATTCTTTGATGATCTCATAATATTCTCCCTCGCACTCTTTCGGAGCCATAGTTCCCCATCCGTCAGCCTTTCTCAGCTCATAATGGGTTCCTCTGTCGATGGCAAAAAGTTCTTCGCCCTTATCAATATTCATTTCCATATTCTTCTCAATGTCATTTACGACAATATTCTGTAAGAAACGTGCTATCATGCCTCTTTCTCCTTTATCACTTCGGCAAACGCCGGATTCTCATGCAGCTTTTCAGTAGGCCATCCCATGTGATGATACAGTTTTTCCATAAATCCAAGACACTCCGCCTTATCATACGCCAGTAGGAAACACAGTAATTGTTCTCTGTTATACAGCACTGACGGTCCGGCTCCCATTTTGATGTAATCGTAATCTGGGTAACGTACCTGAAACTCATTCGTTGTTGCTGCCAGTATCTCAAATTTCACTGCTGATCCGTGTGGTTCCCTTATGCAATGTCTGAATGGTATCATTCTCTTTCCCTCACTCTTTTCTCCCATCTCTCATGTTTTCGTGCTATCTGTTCCTCATCTACCGTAAGCGAAAGTTCTCCGGCGCACTGCACGACATCCGTATATTCCTCACGGATATTGGCAATGGCTTCTTTCTCAGTAACCGGTGTTGGATTCTCTTTGCGGATAATCCTTGCCATTTTGAGAGCCGCCTTTGCCAGTTCAGTACATTCCTCGGCAAGCTGTTCCAACATTGCAGCTTCGCCAATTTCTTCAATAATTTTCATTATCTCTCCCTCTTTGTGATAACTTTAAGTCTATCCAGTGGATATGTCTCCACTTTGCCATCTTCCAGAACGACAACCGCTTTTGTGCCAAGCAGGCTCGTGATTGTATCTATCCATATTCCTTTTCTATTCTCACAGTGAGTACAATCTGGTATCTCATTGCACATATCAGCAATATCGTTACAGAATTTGCACTCTGCATAGCTTCTTGTGATTTCTACCGGTCTATCCATGCCCTACACCTCATACTAATAATTGCTCAATGCTTATTTCTCCGCATTTCTTACACCCGCATTTGCATACCTCGTACTTAAATCCGCTGTAACCAGGTAGCGTCCAGAGAACTTCCAATACTTCCCACTCATGCTTGCACGGAAGAAAATGCGATACCAAAATCTTGTCGAATAACCTTTTATACCACGGTTCCTTGTGCCAAGACCTCTTTTTATTTTCCGGGGAATTTTTGGAATTGCTGTTTTCATTGCTCATCCGGTTTTACCTCTTATGAGGCGTAAGCCTCCGCCGATTTTTAATTTTTGCCTGTTATTGTTTCTACGAGCAGACGTGACGGCATCCTCATTATGAGGTCATTACACATTTGATTCAGACGATGGTTTTCATCCGCAAGCGTATTTACCATGAGGTACAATCCCTCTTCTCTGGTAAGTTCTCCGCGCTCTATCATCTGCCATACTCGGAATACCGTTGCATTGTTCCTGATATGCGTTTCAGAGATCCCTACGGTGTATGCCTCTGTCATGCAGTCCGGTTGAACTTCCGCAGTGTGTCCTCTTTCCATTTGTCCCATGCGGTCTGTTTCTTCTCTCTGCATACTTCCGCCTCTCTCTGCTTATTCTGTGTTGCTGTTTCTTTGTTTTGTTCCATATTTTTCTCTTTCTATGCCGGTAGGCATCCGCCGATTTTGGATTTTGTGGTTTTGTAAACCTTTCGCTTTCCATCTGTTATCTGGATGCCGTATCTGTACTTACATTGTAAATTGGGTGGTTTACGCTTTTGGGGTCTTTTGCCATTTTACGATTGGGGTGGTTTGCGGCTTTTTAATTTTTCGGGAACTCAGAGGGGTGAGTTGCCCCTGATCCGCTCCGCCCTACACCCCCGCCCCAGGGTATAAGCTGCCGGACCTGTCCCCGGATCGCCACACCAGAACCGCCGGAAACGTGCCGGAGTTCGTAAAAGTAAAAGAAAACGAACCGCAAAACGCCCATTTTTAAAGGTTTTCGAGATCGTCCGGGAGTTCTGCCGGGTCTGTGCCTCCTGTTTCTACTGGTAATCGCTGCACAATGTCCGCCGCGGTTGGTAACTCCTGCGCCTGTTTGCCTACATTTAAATCTATCTTTTGTGTGGCCTGCGTGTAACCGTGGTTATTATTAAAATCAGTTGCGAACACGATCGGCGGGATCTCTCCATTAAAAGCGAGCTGTTTCTTATATGCTGCGATGGTATTCTTAAATATTTTTATTGTGTCAGAATACGCGCCAGGGCGGGCAGTTTCCCAATTATTCAAAGTTTCCCTAGAAATCCCGGCAAAAGCACAAAAGCCCTCTATATCAGGCACTAAACGCACGCCGTCAAGTGCTCTATCCTTAATATAATTTATATATCGCTCTGCGACTTCCCGGAACTCTTCCACCGTTTCCAACTTCCGAGGCCGTCCACCTTTCCCCCTCTCCGCATCCGCTACAGATCTTTTAAAGCCGTCTAGCATCATATCGCATAGGGCTACAGCTTGCGCCGTCTCTATTTCTTCATAGTCTCGCCCCGGTTTAAATCGTTTATAGCTTTGTTTTCTGACTCCGTTTTCGTCCCTTGTTGCCGTTTCTTTCTTCTCTCCTGCCATCTCTCCGCCTCCTGTCTTTCTGTGCCCTCCGTGGTGGTCCTATACTGTCACACGGGCAAAATAAAAAGAGCACCGGGAAAAGCTGCTTTCTGCTTCTCTCTGTGCCCTACGTTCTACTTTTTCGGCTAACTCTATTTATTTATATGTGGATCTGCTCCGCCCTCCGGCGGCTCTGTTATTTCTATCTCTATACCGCAACCAATGGCGGCGGCGTATTTCTCCATATCGTCAAGCGTGAACTTGTCGGCGTTTAGTCTCTGGTTTACGTTCTGCCGGGACACGCCCAGACGATCCGCCACCTCTTGCACCGATACCCCGCGCCGTTTCATCATAACGCGCATTTTTTCGCCAAAACTCAACCGCACCGGCTCCGCCCTCCTTTCTCTCTGTACCCCTTTAATATATAGGAATCTGCGCCGCCTGTCAAGTCTGCCGTTTACATGGTAAAGACTGCGCCGGGGTTTTTCTGCACTTTGTAAAGTGTACAATTTACACAATAAACCGCCGTTGTTTTGTTTAGTCGGCTATACACTTTTCACAAACTCAAAAAAAACGTAAAGTTTTCGCTTGACTTTGTAAAGCGTGCGGTTTACAATACAGACATAAAGAACGAACCGCAACGGACAACAACGAACCGCCGGACGTTCAGCAAACAAACAAGCAAGGCAGGCGGGGCGCACGGTGTACCCCAAAAGATCAACAGCTTTCAGACCGGACCAAGGGCAGCAGCCCGGACCAAGGCAACAGAAAGCCGGCACTTATTAAGATGAGACCGAACACACGCCCACCGCCTCCGGCTTGTATCTCCTGTGAGGGCTGCCCCTGTGGTAATGAGTGCATATATCAGGCAAAAGGAAAATTGTAAACCTGTGCTAGGGTGTACCAATTCACACCGCACATATAAAAAAGATAATTAAGTTATTGGAAGTATGAAAGCACTTTGAAACTTTCAGAACCGCACGAGATCGGGAAAGCGGTATAAAACCGGCCCGGCATCGAGTGAAAGCAGTTAGCACTCTAACAATGATTAACGCCCCCGACGCTCCCAGGGGAAAGCGGGAACCGCTCCGGAACTATTGAGCCGGGGCGATGGCTGGAACGAGTTGCCTATATACACGCAGCATAAAAGGGAATAGGACAGGCGAACCCCTGCAAGCCGCCGTCTGCAAGTCTGACGCAAACGACTATTGAGCCAAATAAAAAAGGGCGATCCGCTACACCTACCAAGCGACACGGACCGCCGCCACCCCTCCGGGGCTTGTCTCCTATTATAACAGGCTTTCCCGGATGGAACAACAGAAA